CCCATCCACCAGTTTGTCCTGGGGTAGAACCTGATAAATGTGGCATAGCATCCGCTGCTTTGGCATTTGCATTAACAGCGGTTTTGGATTGCTTAGTGCCTACTTCCATTTCTTGTAAATCTCCACGAGACATTTGAACTCTCCGTTTAACCTTACGTTATAAACTATATTTATTTATACTTTAATAAATTACAGGGAGTTTAAAAACTCATTGAACAGAGATAACTTATAATCTTCTAATAATTTTTGATCTACCAAGTTGTTAATTTTATTTTTTGTATTTTCAATTAACCAGTTATTTCTTGATGCATCATAAATCCATTCAACACCTTCCATAATTCCTTGAACAAATGCATCTGGTGCAGAAGGATCTGCAACAATATCAGCAGCAGTTGCTAACATAAAATCTTCACCAACTTCTTTATATCCATTATTATTTTCTCTTAGAGAACCAATACCACGAGAAGAAACGCCAAGACATACACCAGAATTTAAAAGAGATTCTGCAATCTTTCCCATAGGAGTAGAAAGAATTTGTGCCTTTCCTATGAAGTTTTTACCTTCGCAAGTTAGAGAAGTTATTTTATGAGAAACTCTATCTAAATTTACTGTTGGACCATCTGGATGTCCAAGTTCTCCAAGAGCTCTTCCTTTTTGAACATAGTTTTCATTATAACGCTTCACTTCTCTTTCCATAATTTGAAATGGATAAAGTCTTCCATTGCGATTTACGCACTCACTTTGCAAAAATACTCCCTGAATATAAAGAGTCTTTTTACCATTTACAGTTTCAGTAAGAACTTGTACTGATTCTATTTCTTCTGTGATGAGTTTCATTATGCTTGTCCTGTGATTTGTACTTGTTGGAAATAAATTGTTCCTGAACCGACCCCATAAGCGGAAATCTTATTAGAAATAATCACTGAGGCATCTGCTGAGGAGAATGCAGTTACAATTCCACTTGAATTGTAATTCACAGTCATTCTGGTTTGATAATATCCATTAACACCTGCAGAAGTATCAACTGATAAAACTTGCTGATTTGTAAAGTTGTAATATGACTGCCCTGATGAGGTTAAAGTTACATAATCACCGACCGCAAATGGAACTTGAGTTCCCTCTGGAACAGTAACAATAGTTGTTGTTCCTGTTGTTATTCCAACAACTCTATTTGATGCTTTAGTTAAACCTAAAGTTACAGTATCGCCTGCAGAAACATAGTAATCAGTATTGGTTGCTGTAGGATTAACTCCAATTGCAACGTGGGCAGCACCACCAACTGCAACTACTCTCAAAACACTAGATTGTACTGAAAAGGCAGATGAAGTTGTTGCAGCACCTGCAGTAAATGTAAATGAGGAACCTGCCCCAACTGGTCTATGAGCCATTATTTTAAATACAACACTTTTAGTTATTTATAAATTGCAAATTACCTACTAATTTCTTCCCAGTCCATAGAAGCGTGAATATCTGCACCATTAGCATCAGAAGCACATACAATAGAAAGTTCATAAGGTGTTCCAGTTAGTGCATTTCTTTCTAACTGAAACTTAAATAATGCCTCTTTAAGAATATCTACTGATGATGAACCTTGATTGGAACCATACGTATATCCAGATGCTAATATTCTTCCACCAGTATAAGTTCCTCCACCAATCTTATATTCAACAGCACTATCGCCACCAGCATCATTCCAAGTTCCACCATTAGATGTCCCACTTGCTCTTACTTGCCAGTTATAAGTTGCATTGTTTGTAATACCTAAAATAGAAAGTGCAGTTAGAATTACGATTGCATCTAATCTATTTGGTGTTGCTTTAAGACGAATTGATGCGACTGTGTAATAGGTTCCTGCGGTTGTTAAATCAACTGGTGTTTGAACTGGTGTTCCTACTGCTTGCTGTAATCCACGAAGTTCATAACCACCTTCGGAAATTACAGTAGAACAAACTTGTTTGAGTGTACTTGCACTAGTTGTAATTCCAGTATTTGCAATCTCATACCTCAAAGGTAATGATGCTGTTGTGATATAAGTTGTATTGATAAGATTTGCGTGATGGAATGAATGGCAGTGAATAAATTGCCCATTAACTACAAATCCTAATCTTACAGTTCCAAGTCCTAACCATTCAATATCCATCCACATAATCTGTGCTTTGCTGATATCTAATGTGACACCAGATGGATTAAGATGCCCAGGACCAAGCATCGTATCAACATTCCATTCGTGTTGAGATTTTCTAGTTTCTGTTGTAATTCCTGGTACAAAAGTTCTTTCTACAAAATATAAAGTACTTCCATCAAGTTCAAGATACATTCCATTATCTGCACCATAATATCCTACTCTTTGGCGAAGATTTTCTTTTGCTGGATTCATTACGAATGTATTCAATACCTGTAATGATTTTCCTGGTTGATATGAGAATACTTTTGTTGTTTCTCTGATGACTGATGCGGTACTTCCCACCCCAACAGTCATATTAATCAAACCTTGTGCAGTTACAAATCCAACTGTTGAACCAGTTCCTACAACTAAACCACTCCAAAGATTATTGTCTCTATATCTGTGAGAACTATCAAAAAGTGTGAGTGGGGTAGACATTCTTTGTCTACCAAATGCATCTGTTGCTATTGGTGGTAATTCAATATCAACTGATCCAGTAACTGGAAATGGATTTGTGGTGCTGACTGGTGAATTATTGAGGTTGATTGATACTTGTCCAGTGGTTCCAATACCTACGGTATTCAGTAATGTAGAAATACCGACTGGAAGATATGGAGTTGTTAATGTTCCACCTGTCCCAACTTCAACTATGTGATTATGAATTGGATTATCTGGAGTGCTCGTAACTGTTACTATTCCGGGAATACTGATATCACCATTAATTGTAATATTAGAACTTCCAAGAGATACTGGAAATGGGTTATCAAAAGAAACTGGACTGCCATCTTTTGTGGCAATCATATTAACTTCAAAAAGACTCCTTTCCTGATTTAAATAATCTTGTTCTACTTTATTCCACTGGGCCATTTATCAATCAATCCATTCTAACTTTGATGGGTGATATCTTTGTGCGTTTTTGATGTTTAAATTTTTTTCTGCAACTGGATAAATCTGATGAACAACTGCTCCGGGATAATCGGATTGCAATTGCTCACCAAGGTCTCTTGTAGATGGAATTCCAGTTTTTGTGACTAGTTCAAGTCTATAAAAGTTTCCATTCCACATTACATCAGCAATATATTCTTCACCAACTTGTTGTACTTGAGGTTCAGAATTATTAATATAAAGATTACCGTTAAAATCTCCGGCAATACTTATACTTTCTGAAAGAAATTGTTTGAATGATTTCATTCTTCCTCTATTTCTTCATTATCTCCATTAAACATTGAATTTGCTATAATTGGGCGAAATTCGTCAATTTTTTCTGCTGATTTTGTAAAAAGAAGTTCTTTAATTTTGTCGCTGATTTGTGAAGGTGATTCATCTGCAACAATCATATCAAGAAGGTCATCCATTTTAATACCTAAGTAATTTTCTTTATTTATATCTCTCCACCCTTAGGCATTTCTACTGGTTTTGCATTTATTTCGGTAGAAGAAGCATTGAGTTCTGGTTCCATAACGGGTTGTCCCAAATCCATTTGTGATGTTTGGTCTAAAGGCATACCAGTATTTGGATCTATTGGTTGATTTGGATCTGGAATTATTCCATCTTCGATTTCTTTCTTCATAATTTTATCTTGCTCAATAATTTCTTCATCAGTTTGACGCAAGATTTTTCTTCTTAAGTAATCTTGAGAAAAATATCTACCTACATATGGTTCTGCAACTTGAACCATATTCAGTCTTTCATTGAGAAGTTCCGCATCTTTAAGTTCTGCAAAATGATTATCATATAGAAAATCATATTGAATGTGCTCTTCCATAATATCCCAATCTTTTGGGGTAATAATATTCTTAAGAATCAATTGAGTTCTAAGCATATCGTGGAACATATATGAGAATCTCTTTCTCAAACGAGAAACAAATTTACTGAATTTAACTTCATCTCTAAGAATTTCTGAAGAACGTCCAAGATTGAATCCACCTTCCCCATCCATTCTTGAGGGTGGAACATTTAAAGAACGATATAGTTTTTTCTTAAAGTATTCTATGTCAGTAATTTCCCCTAGGTTTTGTCCCCCAGGAAGAGTAGAGATTTCTGTACCCCTACCACCTTCACGACGAGGAAGCCAAAAATCTTCCAACATAGACATAAATTTTTTATCATCACGAATTTCTCCTGTATTTGCATCATATACAAGTTTATTACGGTATCTCATCATAACATCACGAAGATACTGTTCTGCCTTAACCTTTGGTAGATTACCTACATCGATATAGAAAATTCTACGCTCCGGAGCACGAGATAAACGATAAATTACTAATGAGTCTTCAATCATTCTCAATTGATTAAGAGACTTAATTGCTTTATGTAAATAGGAAAGAGTTGATCCTTTGTTTCTATCTACAAGACCAGAAGTGCAATAAGTAATTGAATCTTTAGACATTTTAATCCCTTGAGATCCTCCCATAGAAGAAGGATTTCCTGTAGGATATGTTGATTTTGGACTATACACAAAATATTCCTCTATCTGAGGAAACTCAAAGTCCATAGGATTATCGCTATTAATATTGGATACTCTATACTTATCTTTTTCGCTTTTTTTCTGCTGCCTTACATACCTCATTTTCATTGGGTCTATGTAACGCAACTCTTGAATTCCTTCGTGTGGATTTTTTAAATCAATAACTTTATGATAATAAAGTCTTCCATCAATATACCAATTTCTATAAATTTCGTGAGACTTTTTATCAAAATCTAATAGTGAAAGAATATATTTAAATTCTTGCCTAATTTTCTTTTTAATACCATCACTAGCATTTAGATTTGAAAGTTCAATTTCTATTGGAGTATCATTCGTATCTGATACAATTGCTTCATTTACAATATCTTCAATTGCACTATCACACTCTGGGTGAAGTGCCATTTCACGATATCTTTTAATTAAATCAAATTCTGTTCTATATACTCCTTCAATATCTACATAAGAACCAAAAAAACCACTACTCAAGTAGTGGTCAGTCCCATCCTCATTATTTTCGGGGACAGGACTAACAACACCTTGAGATAATGGTTCATTATCTTCAATAGAAAATCCAAACAATCTTGCCATAATTTATTTTTTTATGCCTTTGGTCTATTTATCAG